CTATTAAGACAGGAGAATTTTAAAATGGCAATAACATATACTTGGTCAGTTACTGGAATTAAAACAGCAGATCTACAAGATTATACCAAAGCGGTTGTTCAGACTTATTGGAAAAAAGTAGGAACGGATGAAAACGGATTTACTGGAGAATTTATTGGAGCAACTCCTTTTGCCCAGATAACTATTCCTCCTGAAGATTTTGTCCCGTTTGATCAATTGACTGAAGAAACTGTGCTTGAATGGATTAAAGCTGTAGTAATTGACGATTATGAAGAACACGTTAACGGTCGTATTGAAAAATTAATAAACGAAGCAAAACTAAATGCCACAACTACTCAGATGCCATGGGCACCTGATATTCCAGTTGACCCGATGCCGGCAGCAACTGTGGCCGCCGGCGCTAATAACCCATAATTTAACAGCTGATTAAATTAGCATATAAATATTCACATATAACGGAGATATCCAAATGACACAAGAACAAAAACTTAGCTTAACCCTAGACTTAAACGAACTAAACACTGTTATGGCTGGTTTAGGTAAATTACCTTACGAACAATGCTTTTTAGTAGTTGACACAATTCGTCAGCAAGCAGGCCCTCAAGTTCAACAACTACAACAAGCAGCTGGCGGCGGAGCAATGGGTCCAGGGTCGGAAGGCTAAATAATACTTTAGCGGAGATTATCGATGGCAACAACTTTTACCTGGGACGTTCAAAACGTAGATTTACTAGATTCCCACAACGGCAACGAGAATGTAGTCTTTAGAGTTGTGTGGCAATGCACTGCCACTAACGGAGACAAAACAAAATCTCAAGTAGGTGTAGTTGAATTAGATGTCAATAATACATCGACTAATTTTGTTTCTGTAGAAGAAGTTACAAAAGAAATGATAATCGACTGGGTCAAATCTAAAGTAGCTGTAAAAGTTGTTGAAGATAGTTTAATGCCAAACGTTAGAACTTTAACATTTGGGGCAGACACAGCTGGTAGTGTAACAGTAGCAGAAGCATTAGCACAAACAGCAGCAGACGCAGGATCACCACCGACGCCATGATCAGTGAATGGGCGTATTATAAACAACACTTTACGCCAGAACAATGTGACAAAATAATTTTTGAGGCCCTTAAGATTCCTAGTCAAAATGGAACCTTAGGGCCTCAAAGTATTAGAACTAACAACGACTGGCGCAGAAGCACAGTTAGGGGTATTGTTAGATCCCCTCTTTGGTCTTGGTTATTTCTCGAAGTTGAAAAACTAGTAAGTGCTGCTAACTCTCAATGGTTTAATGTTGATTATTCGTATTTGCCCGAAATTCAATTTGCAACATATGATGCCGAAACACAGGGGTGTTATAAATTTCATAAAGATACACACATAGTAAGTCCGTTGCCTACACATAGGAAACTTAGCTTTACAATACAGTTATCAGATCCTTCTGATTATGAGGGCGGAGAATTAAAATTTATAGACGTAGCTTCGCATCCTAAAGAAGAAAATCTACGACTTCGTGGTACTGTTTGTGTATTCCCTAGCATTATATACCACGAAGTTACTCCAGTAACACTAGGCACACGACATAGTTTAGCTGGCTGGTTCGAAGGCCCTAGATGGAGATAAATAAAGATATGATTACTTATACATGGGAATTCCCAAGATTTCAAGCGCATCCGGAACTAAACAGTATGACTAATGTTGTTTACAACATAGAGTATATTCTATCTGCCACCGACGGAGAAGGACACGGTTCTCAAATATTTGGAAGTGTCGGAATTTCTGAACCTGATCCAAATTCATTTAAGCCGTTTAATTACCTAACGCAAAGCGTGGTTCAATCTTGGGTAGAATCTTCTTTAGGCGAAGAAGTAGTAACTGATTTAAAAGAAAAGCTAGCCGAACAAATTTCGCAACAGATAGCGCCTCCTGTTGTTACTCTAAATAAACCTTGGTGATTAACTAATAATTTCTAAAAGCAGTTCTATTTTAGTTCTGTTTGTCTTATTAGTTAGACTGCGTTTAACTCCTTGGTGTAGAGGCTTAGGCCATTGATTTAAACTACACCACGCATACCCTACATGTTCATGATTTAATGTGGGAATAAATTCTTTTTCTACTATCAGCATATATGTGTTGAATTGAAAATGCTGATCTTCGCTAGTAAACAACTCGAGCGGTATTGCTTTTTTAATAGTAGGTATTTTTCCTACTTCTTCAGATATCTCTCTTTGTAGCGCAGCATACGGGGTGCTGTCTAAAGGTTCTTTTTTACCGCCTACGATGCCCCAAGTGCCCGCAGTTTTGCCTTGACTTCGAAGTAAGAATAAAAATCTCTTAGTATCCTTGGCAAAAAATAAACCTCCGCTGCAAATAATTTCTGTCATAAAACCAAACGCCACTCTCCTGGATCGTATAACCCGTCTATACTCTTAGACCACTGTTCGCCGTCCCATTTGTATTGTATTCCTGTATATGAGTTAGTTATATATGTAACATCTGTAGTATCAACAGAACTGAAAATAACATTCCATTTTTCGCCATCCCACTGAATAATATCATTAGCACTTGCTGATACTCCGGTACCGTCTGCATTCTGCCAAGCTGTTGGACCGTCTTCTTCAGTTGATTCGATATTTTCTAATATCAAATATCGTGTATCAATACTAGGAGATCCGGGATTAAATTTTAAAGGATCAATTACTGCGTTAATTGTGCCCCTAGTTATGGTATTTGTTAAATCGCTTACAGCAGAATTAAGAAGAGTTTCGCCGTCGAATGTAATATTCATCAGTTCCATGTCATCTTCTGCTGCTGGATTTAGATTTAAATAGCCTATAATTTTGCCACCGTCTGGTTTAGTTAATTCTATATGACTCAAACCGGCTCTAAATTTACCGGGGTATAAATCGAGTAACGTTTTCCAGTTAATCTTAACTCCTCCTTTAATAGGAGTTGATCCTAGTTCGTTAATCAATAAGTTTTCGCCCAATGACATTAGTTTAGCGGTGTTGTTAGATAATAATACTGAAAAGTTTCCCGGAGTAACTACTACTGATTCAACCGGACTGCTAAACGCAAGGTTTCCAGACATTACTGTGCCTGTGGGTTCTGTAAAAATATTAGCAATAATTTTGGTAATAATTCCTAGCTTTTTAACCTTTGCTGGTGGGCTTAACCAAATAGGAGTTAAAAATGTTAACGTAGAAATGTCAATGTCGTTTTCTGTACCTTGCGGAATTGTCCTGCTAGACCAATTAGTACCAGTTAGTTCAACATAGCTAAGGCTAGTCCAGTCAACGTAGTTGCTAGTGGTTTGTATTTCCATAGCTGGGCGAAACAGCACCAATATCTGTTCAAGAATTTGTAGTTTTTGATCAGTGTTAGAAGACCATATATCTGCTGAAAACTGTAGATTAAACGGTGTAGGCATTATACGTTCTACGGTATAATTTTCTCCTTGAACATTTGCGTAGTCGTCTATATTTTGTCCGTAAGTAGGACTATTGGGATTTTCATCAATATATCCTCGTTGTCTTTCTCTAATATGAATTTTGCCAACGTATGACGGATCTTGAAGTCTATCACGAGCTAAATCTAGGCTCTTTATATAGCAGGCAATAAAAGGAGCAGAGTTTAACACGTTTTCGCTGTTCTTTTTCAAAGTACCAGCAACTTGTCTAGTCATGTCCCCGTATCGTACAGGTACTTGAACAAGGTTTCCCCTGGCGTCTTTGTAACTAAAGTTACTCATCAGTCGAATGAACTGTGTTAAGTAACGGCGAATTTGGCCGTCGTAAAAATGTTCCATTAATTATAACCTCTATTGTTGTCAATCTCTCTACATTCAGGACATTCACAATCTGGACAGTATTCGCATTCAGTACACCCGTGATCGCAGTGTGCTAGACACCCGCATTTACATTTAGATGTAAATCTTTTATAATTTTGATAATCATCCATATATCTCTCCATTACATATCTGCCTGTGGTTTTTGCTTCTTAAGAGCTTTGCTCAAACTTTGTCTTTCATTAATAACTTTACCGGCGATAGTAGCAGTATTATTATTGTTAATAAAACTGCCTAGCTGAGTATGTCGTGTTAACGCATCTGGTGCTGGGGCACCATTGGCAGGTTTATTTGTCATAGTCATTCGTACATTATTTTCTACAAATTTCCAGCCGCTTTCGCTGTACCTAAATAATCTATTAGGCAGGTAATCGGTTCTTAAATGATAAGCACCAATTCCCGGATTAACTGGATATTCAATACCAAAAGTATAAGGAGCTCCGTTTGGCGGTTTTCCATCTCCTTGTAGATAACTTATATAGACATTTTTTTCTGGAGTTACAAACGTAGAACTAGCATCGGCAGCAGTTCCTTCGTAACTAGCGTCTACATCGGTGTCGGTAGTATCCCGAATATCTAATGTTTGCCCATCATCTTTTAGTGGTAGAATATAAAATTGATCAGTGTCGTATCCGCTTAGACCGGCGTCTTCTTCTGCTTGAGCTATAATTTGATTGTTAATTTCGATATTTTTATTATAGCTAGACAACACATCTCTCAAAGTGTTTTCACCGTCGCCGCTATCTTGATCTAGTATCTGTTTAAATTCTTGACTGTCAACTAAAGGCTCGCATTTAGCACGAATCAAATGCGGGAACCACGTTTGACTGTACCCAGCAGCTGGTCTAGCAACATCAGTTACTACATAAAATCTCTTTAAAGCAACCATATCGTCGCCTAGCGCATATTCGTCCTTCAAATGCGGCAATTCTAATACATCACCTGCCATGATTTTTCTTCCTAGTAACGACACCATGGCTCGCAAATGAAATGTAATCATTATATTATCATTACTTAGAAAGAATCCAAACTGACTTAGATTAAAATCTATGTCCTGCATTGTATAGATTCCACGAGATACAAAAACGTCAGGGTCGTATTTTCTGTCTCTATTTTCCATAAACAGAATGTCTTGTATTCCTAGTTCGGCTACAGCGTTTCCGTTAATTGGAGTAGAAGGAGTGGCTTCTCCTTCGTTCGGGTCTTGCGGACCGAGGTATTTGTGTATAAAGATGTCAGTTCCGCCCACCTGAAATTGCTCGTTAATAACACGATCAATAAGTCGGAAGTCGTTACCTTTCTCGGGGCGGTAAAGTGATAGTCTTGGCATAGTAGTGTATTTATTGGCTAAATATCGTTATGAACGAACTCGAAACAGAAAAACAACAGGTAATCGAATACATTAAAACCATGCTGGGCGAAGGCATGATTGATGTAGAGTTAGATGCCAAACACTACAATACCGCAATTGATCGATCTGTGGCAAAATATCGCCAACGTAGTTCGAACAGCGTTGAAGAAAGTTTTGGTTTTTTAACACTACAAACTGATGTTAACGAATATATTCTTTCTCAAGAAGTAATGCAAGTGCGTCAGGTGTTTAGACGCAGTATAGGATCTAGGACAGGCGGTGGCGATGGCGGCACACTTTTCGAACCGTTTAATTTAGCCTATACAAATACCTACTTGTTAAGTTCTAGTGGTATGGGCGGGATTTCTACGTATTACCTCTTTGCTAGTTACCAAAAAGAAATAGGCAAAATGTTCGGTAGTTATATCAACTTTGATTGGAATCCTACTAGCAAACGTTTAAGAATAACACAACGTCCTAGAGGTGAAGAGCAAGTTTTATTATGGATGTACAATCAGAAGCCTGATTTTGTATTGTTTTCTGATCCTTACTCCGGAATCTGGATCAAAGACTATGCGCTGGCAAACTGTAAAATGATGCTAGGACAAGCATACGAAAAGTTTGCTACTATTGCCAGTCCGCAAGGCGGCACAAGTCTAAACGGTGCGGCCTTAAAAGCAGAAGGCAAAGCTGAAATGGATCAACTAGAATTGGATCTAATTAATAACAAAGATAACCAACAACCATTGACATTTGTCATAGGATAATATAAATTATAGTATCGCAGGAGATACTATGATAGTAGGTTTCGTTGGTTTTATTGGCTCAGGCAAAGACACTGCCGCAGATTATTTGGTTAACTTTCACGGTTACCGACGAGATTCCTTCGCAAACACTCTTAAAGACGCAGTGGCCTGCGTATTCGGTTGGGACCGCACATTGCTAGAAGGTCGTACTAAAGAGGCTCGTGAATGGCGTGAACAAGTAGACACTTGGTGGGCAGATCGATTAAACATGCCTTATCTTACTCCCCGATGGGTATTACAATACTGGGGTACTGATGTACTTCGAAAAGTATTTCACGATGATATTTGGATCGCAAGCCTCGAAAACAAGATGCGCAAAACCGGTGACAATATTGTTATCAGCGATGTTAGATTCCCTAACGAGATCAAAGCCATTCATAATTCTGGTGGCATTGTTGTTCGCATTAAACGAGGTGATGATCCTGAATGGTATCAAGACGCCGTTAATATG